CTATCTATAAAGTGGTCTTATGAATTTCATATCATATTCATATTTATGATTTCTTATCGTCGCTGGTTCTGTCATAGTCCAACCACCACCAAGCCAATTTTGTTCTAACACCGTAATAGTATTTAAATCAGCTTCTAATACGATTGCTACATGTCCCCAACCTTTTCCATATTTATCAATACCGAAACGTTTTGACCAAATACATAAATCCCCAGGCATCGCTAAAAATTCTGGCGTGTTATTGTATATAACCGCTTCACCTGTAAAATCGTTAGCGGTTGGAATATCTTTTGCAGCAATACCATCTAATTTATGTTGGTACATTGCATGCCAATACACATTTGCTAAATCAAAACATTGCGCACCTGCATATTTATCGTAGTCATAAATATTACCTTCTAGCAATTTAACGAATTGAACTGCTTGCGATTTGGTTAATTTATTTTTAGGGTTGTTTATTTTTAAAGGCGCTTTCTGCTTGATAGTAGATTGCGCCTTTTTTTCTTTCTTTATTTTTAATTTTTGTTTTTCGAATATTAAATTCGATTTTAACCCATTTAGCTTTTTTAATTCATCTATAGTCAGTTTGTATTCCGTTGCTATTTTCCATAAGCTATCTCCTTCTTTGACAATATAGATATCTTCAACTTTTTTAGGTTTTGTGGTAACTTTCTTTTTAACTGGTGTTTTCTTTGGAGCTTTTTTAACAACTTTACTATCAGACGCTTCACCAATCATTTTAACTTTAGTACTATCTCCATCATATAATGCATCAACATATTCTTTTAGTTTGTTATAAATCTGTGACCAGGTTATTTCTTTTCCTAATAACTTTTTAGAACGTTCTTTTATATAAGGCATTGGGTCAACATGATCAGTATGGCCACGGAATTTAGATACTGCGTGATGTGTAAATACTGTTCCATTACCATCATCTGTAGCATCATATACTTCAATATCATACCAATACATCTGATAAGCAAAATAAAATATCCATCGATCGATGGATAATAAAAATCTTTCTTTGGTATGCTCATGTACTAACTCACCTTGTATCGCGTAAGGATTGATACCTGGCCCTCCACCCCAGCACAAGAAATCAGTATTAGCAGTTTCAATTATTTTATCAGCATTAATCCAACCATGCACAAACGCATTTTTCCAGTTACGCGACATATAACTTACTTCACCTTCAATGGTACTTGAATCGTTTCCAGTATCATGCATTACGATGCAATCAGGTTTACCATTCTTTGTGTTGTATCTATACTGTGGTAATCCTTTGACATGCTGAGTTTCAATTTTATATTTCATTTTAGCCTTTTTTGTCATTTGAATACATCTCCATCCCATATTTAGAGTTCATTGCTTTTATTTCTTCCGGCTCAACCTTAACTTTTACTTCCACTTCACCTCCAGGTAAATCAGGTGAATTTTTAGTGCTAAACTCTTCTTTAATGTCAGTAGTTATTGAACGTTTACCATTAGCTAATATTGCTAATTTTTCTGCTAGAAATTCAGGAACTGGCACTCCTAATATCACAAGGTTCTCCACTATACTTAATCCTTCATTTCCTATATAGTAAAGAATCGTCGCAATCGACAATACTCCGTTTAACTCAAGTATTTGATCCATTAGATTAGCCATAATAACTATTCCGAAAATTAATAGTTTTCTTGAATAACCAAACATAGATTTCCTACTCCATAAATTATGCTGTTGCCACGCTTTAAAAATTCCTGTCATAATATCGAAACTCATAAACGCTAATAGAATGTAAACCATCCTTAAATCTGTGCCTAATAAATAAAATTTTAATATCGATAAGTGTTCAAAACTTATACCGTCTGCTTCTATATGCATTCCATCACTCCTGTAATTTAAATTTTTATATAATAAAAACCCCTCACGTTATGTGAGAGGTTGGATATTATTTAGCTATTTATTGATTCTGTTGTTGTACGATTATTTCTCTGATGAATTGTTTACGTTCTTCTAAGTATTTTTCTCTATCCTTTTGTTCAGTTAACTTTTCTATTAATGGGGTTTTAATATTAAATCCTTTATTAACTACAAAATCGAATGAACTACGTTGATTATTAGAAATTTTAAACATTATTAAACACCCTTTCTATTTAAATATTCTAAATTTAATTCACTTTTAAAATAATGTTTCCTTTTTATCCATATTGGGCCTTCCCCTTTTGAAACCATCAAAATATCTACCGGACCACCAACTGTTTCAATATTTTGCGAATACTTTCTTTTGAAAGAGGTTAGATTAATTAGCGTTTCAGCCATTGAAGGTAATTCTTCTAATGGAAGATTAACGATAGTTTGTAAAAACGGATGTACAAATTGCGTCTTTTGAAATCCATCAATTTCATTTATTATATTAATCTTTTCTTGTTCAGGTATGCTTGATCCATTTATACAATTTATCATATTCTGATTTACTTCTGGATGTATCCCTTTTATAACAGTTTCAATCATATCATCTTGGGCGAAAGGTTTAATATCAGCTAAGAAATTTTCTCTAATACTAATACTTGATGAATAATTAAAACGATGTTTTATCACTCCATTAAAACTACCATATAGTTCTAACTCAATCATCGATGGTAGTACATCCTCTTTTCCGTATCCAGCAAAAACAATAGAACTTTTACTTAAAACTTCATAATTTGTCTGAAGTGCTTTTTTAACTAAGGTTATAAAAAGTGTGATTATTTCATCAGTAATATACGCTGGTGCAAAATGTTCCCAAATTCTTTCTTCTACTAATTTATTATAATTAATTTCAAAATAATTATCGTCAAAAGTTAATATAGAGTCGAAGTGTTGGTCTAATATCTGATAAACATCATTAATATTACGTGTAATAATTTTTTGAACGGAGTCAACTTGTACTGTTGATTCTGTTGACAAAACTTCATTAATCATCAGTTCTGATCTTCTATTCACTTCATTTATCAGATTATATATATATAGATTAATAAGTTCTATTTCAGCAGTGCTAGTTTTTGATTCTTTAAACGTATTAAGAAACTCCAAAAATTTAGAGGCATAAATATTAACGGTATTATACTTCTCTTCAGGTAATTGTTTTTTAAATTCTTTAATAACAATATCTAATGAAAGTTTATTAAATGTAAGATTGCCATTTATCATAATTCCTATGTCGTGTTTATCCATACTGAATATTTTATTTACTGTATCATATGTTTTTGCAGATCCACTTCCACTGATTGTAACTGCACTATCAGCAGCTAATACTGCACCTAAACTATTCATTATACAAATTTCTGATGTCATGTTACCATCCCCTTTTAAATAATATACTCTATCCAAAAGAATATGATAAGAGAATGTGTGTTCTAAAATTAAATTAGACACCTCATAATGAGGTGTCATAAATTTATGAGGACCATGTTGCTGTACTTGTAGATCCTGGATTTAACCATACCTTATAAGTAGTTGTTGAATTTTTACCGCCGTTTGCGCGATGGAATACAAATGATGATGTAGCATTACCATAAGTCACACCGTTAAAGTCATAACCAAATTTACCAGCTGAATCAGTAGTAAATGTAATGTCCACTACTTTAGGGTTTGGCCAGATGTAATTTGCATCAGTTGTTGAAATCATTGTTACTAAGTCTGATGCATTCGCGATAGTATCAGAACCTTTAACTCGAATAGTATATTGAGTATTAGGTTGTAATGTGAAGAATCCATATTTACTTGTACCTGCTTTAGAAGCAAATGTAATCGTATCTCCGCTACCTGACATGTCTAATGCTTGAGCTTCGTTATTAGATACAGTGAACACTGAATTGACTGTTAACTTACTGCCACTACCTCCGGCTTGAGGTATCGTTTTACCAGTGAAATCAAATGATGTTGTCGGCCATAAGTTACCACCAGTACCCGTTTGTACTGCTTGAACTGTTACTGTCGTAGCATTAGAAGTATTGTTTGCTGCATCTTTAGCAGTTACGTTGATACTCATTCCGGCGGTTAAAGTTACTGCACCTGGTTTCGTAACTGTCCAGTTACCGCTACCATTTGTTGTAGCAGTAGTGGCGTTACCACCATTGAATAATACTGTAATTGTACTATTCGCTTCTGCCGTACCTGTAATAGTAGTAGAATCTGTGTAAACAGTATTTACGGTTGGTGCATTTGGTGGCGTTGTATCTGCTGGTGGTGTTGGCGTAGTTCCGTTACCTAACATGTATTCCATCGCTCTTGTGTAATCGTAGACATCCATTGCCTCATTTGAAATAACTGCTGTTTTATATTTCTTAGTACCTGATGCAAAATCAAATTTATTTGAAGTTAATCTTAAGTTTTCAAAATTCGATTGTGTATCTCCACTTCCTAAATCAAGTGTAATGTTAGATGATTTTCTGTTGATCATAACGCAATCTTTCATGTTAGCGTTCCAGATAATCAATTTATTTACTACAGTATCTGACGGATAGTTCATCACGACATTTAAGAAATTGAAACGTCTAATTGTTCTAAGTGTGAATAATACGTTATCCATAACTAATCCAGTAAATGAAATATTATGAAGTCCATATTGACCTGTTGGAATTTCGTTGTAAGTCGTATTACCGTCTGTGTTTACCCACGGCTCAATATTTGCCCAACGACCCCCGACAACCTCACTCCATACGTTTGCAGGTTGTCCTGTGATTACACCTGTTGATTCTGATACATATCCAGCACCATAGAATACTACGCGCGATAATTTGCCATCTGCTAATTTACCATCAATATCACAGTCGATAAATTTACAGTTCTGTAATGATGCCTGAATTAATAGATGATCACCAGTTCTACCTTTAGGTGGTCTAACAGTCGCTCTTTGAAGTACTACAGTACGTGTCAATAAAGTTGAAGTACATGCTATTTGAGTGCCTGAATTATATCTAATACGTGCATTCTCGATAACAAAGTTACCGTTCCAGTCCTCTACAGTGTAAGACGGTGGTGTGTTGTTATCTGTTGAAACAGGACTGTGATGTGGTTCGAAGTCAAAACCACCAGCAGGACTTGAACTGATATACATTCCATCCGCATTCTTGTTCATACCGTTATATTCGGAAATAAAGTTAGTGATATGCCCATTACACGCACCTAATCCAGAAATACCTAAACGCCCATTACCATTTGTAGTTACGTTGGTAATACTCACGTTTGATGATTGAGTGACTTCCATCTTAGTATAATCTGCAGAGAAACCCATCGCGATGCCGTCTACAACCTGGTTAATTGCTGAAATGTTTTTGAAAGCGATATTTGTTGAACCGCTTAAAATAATACCGTGCCCTCTACCTTCTGCTAAAGGAAGATTATCCGCTGACCATTTAGCGTTTTCGCCCTCTTTAGAAGTGAATCCAGCTTCAAATTTTAGTTTGTAGTTCTCCCCATCAATATGAAGATTATCTCCTAAAACTGATTGAACCTTTTCAAAATTAAATAATGTGATTGGTTCCTCTTTCGCATAATGCCATCCACCACTAGTATATGCTTTGGTTTTTGTGAAACCATTCATAGGCATATTGATAAATAACGCACCATTTGTGATAAGGTGAACCATACGACCTTCCCATACCATATGCGTCGGTGAACCTGATGCATAACTCCCCTCAATATTTGCGATAGTTACATATCTATCAACACGATATTTAGCGCGTTGGCCATTATACTGTCCGTCGAATTCAAGTTTAACTTCTGGATTTAATTTGTTAAACGCGATCATATCTTTAAAAGCCTGATAGTTATCCGTCACTCCATCGCCGACAAACCCGAATTTAGTATTTACATTAACTTTGTTTTTGTCATCGACAACTGTCGTTCCACCTGTAGAAGTACTACCGATAGGTGCATAATAGCTATCTGCCTGTGCTTTAGTGAGTTTTCCGTCTAATGCATTTTGCAGTCCAGTAACATCCGTAATAACATGAGTATGCGAGGTTGGTGCATATCCAGAGTGCGTGTGATTAGTTAATGCATATTTACTGTCCGATTCCGTTTTTGTGTATGCGTTAACGTTTAATAATTGCCATGAACCCCATGTACCAGATGTTCTAGTTTTTAGATATACAACGTCAGAATTATATGGAGAGTAATACAATTTCGCATGATTTGAACCTAATTTTATATACTCAGCAAATCCATATTGATTAGTTCCAAGCGGAATGTTAGTTGAACCGTTAATATAATACAAACCAGATTTGAGAAGTGTTGCGCTCGGGTTGTTAAAATCTACTGAATTTATTGGTATTGCATTTCCGTCATCAGCGAAAACTTTATAAATTTGACCATCCGCTATTTTTATATACGTCAAATCATGATTATGTCCTGCTAAAGCTTTACTATTTAACTGTGTTTCCAATCCATCAACTTGCGACATAGAAATTGGTTCTGTATAAGGATATTTTTGTTTTATCTGTGCAGGTGACATTGTTGCTAATGCATCATATTCAGATTGAGGTATTTCATATATTCTCAAATTATCATAAGTATTTATTGCGGTGTCATATTTCAAGAAAACAACTTCAGCGACACCAGTGCCAGATGTTGAAGTTTTAAAAGAAGTATATGCTATTTTTTCTATATTCTTATAATCAAACCTTGCCGATATTGAGGTAGTCCCATAAACTTGAACTTTTTCTGCCAATTGCCTGTCACTAGTTTGATTACTTGAGACATCCATCACAGCAATATAGAAAGTATTATCTTTTAAATTTGAAGTAGCAGGACTTTTGAAATAAAAACTTGCACTATTTGAACTAAAAGTCTGTTGTCCATTTGACCATGTTGCTAGTCCATTATTCGTCCCTGTTTTTATACTCCCATCTGCTAGTCCGTCACCATCACTATCTTTGTGAAAACCACCATAATTTCCTAACAAGTTTTTAAGTTGCATAACTCTAGCAGTTTCAGTAGATACGTCAGCTTTCCAACTCTGCTTAACCCCGTCAATATACCAGTAGCCGTCACTGCCAATGGTTACTTTAGAACCGTCTAATCCTTTAATATTCGGTCCTTGTGTCCACGTACTCGAACCAGCTTGTCTAAAATACAGTACCGTACCAACTAGATATGTGAGTTTAGTTGTTCCAGTTGGTAACTGGTCTACTGATGTTGCGACCCCATCGATTTGTAGACCATCTCCTTTAAGGCTTAATAAATATTCATTTACTGTTTTTCCTGCATTGCCAGGCTGTGCTAACCATACTTGATAGGCTGAAAGTCCAGGGTCTCCTTTGTCACCTTTTACTTTTAATGCATTTAATTGCTCAACAGTAAAATCGGAGAATGTAAATGGTTCTCCTTTCTGTCCTTGAATACCCTGGTCACCCTTATCACCTTTTAGTGCATTTAATTGAGCATAAGTGAAGTCAGAATAAGTAAAAGCATCCCCTTTTTCACCTTTAAATAAACTTGCATTTGCACTCATATAGTTAGTGATAATTGGACTCACGTACGATTTAACATCTGATGTAATCTGACTGATAACCTGTTCTTTTGTCCCTTGCTGGATTATATTCAGTTCAGCCATGTCATGCGTTGGTGCAACTTGAATAGTGAACTCACCGTCAGATGGAAATTTACGTCCGCCAATAGTTATCTCCAAATTGTGTGGATTTGCTTTTAAGTGTTGAGTAACAACAAATGAGATTGCCCCACCTGTGACGTTTGCATCAATTGATGCTCTAACTTCACGATCAACGTTATCTAACAAAGTTACTTTTGCAGTTCCACTTAATGAACTCATTACTTTACCATCGTTACCACATAGATACAGTTCTATTGGACTTGTATTATCTTTTTGTTTAAGGGTTATATGTTTATGCTGTTTTACTTTCGTTTTGATACTATTAATATCCAAATAATTTCCCCTCCTTTAATAAGAAAAGCCATATCTCTATTGAGATACAGCTTCATCTTTTTTATTTAGTTGTTGCAGTTCGTTTTGTAAATCATCAACTTGTGCTTTAAGTGATACATTCTCAGCTTTAAGTTGCATGTATTCTACTTGATAGATACCTAATTCTTTTTCAAAGTTACGTTGTGGTTGTTCCATTTATTTGAGCCTCCAGTTTATCTACTTTATTTATTAATTCTTGAATTGCTTTAGTGTTCCAAAATACAACTTCATTTTGATTATATCCGTCACCATTACGCCATTCGATAGGGAATTGATCGTTACTTACATTTTCACGTATCACAATACCATGTTGATACATAGCATTACCTTTCTCAATCTCTGCATTGATTTTATATTTATATAACTTTAGTTCATCTCTATAAATATCAAGAACATTAAAATCCCATGCGCTAATATCACTTTTATATTTTTCGTGTGACATTGCATAACCCTTAGCATAACGAATATCTTTATATACAGGACTTCCGCCATTATATCCAGCAGGTGAGGTAATACGCGCTTCATCATTTGTCATAACATAAACGTTACCAACATCATTTTTTAAAGCTCCTATAAAATTTGACGCTTTAATTGGTGTGTTACACTGAATAACATCGCTAGCTGTCAAGGTTAATGGTCCTTCAGAATACAAATCTACCTTTTTTCCCTGTAAATTCAATAACCCTTGATATGCTTGAATATTTACTGGTCCAGCATAACTCGTCAAAGATGGTCCTGTACCACTTTCACCTGGATAACTTGCATTAAATTGTAATGTGCTGTTAGCACTTAATGGGCTAGTAAAATTTGTTGTCATTCCATTTTGATGAATGTATATAGAACGGTTTTTTGCATCATTTCTGATTCTTAACATACCATTTTTTAGTTCCGTATATCCTTTAACTTCTTCTTGATATCCACTTTCATTTGTAGAAACATATTTACCGTACTGTCTAATATAATCAGATGACATAATAATATAGTTATCAGCATCGTACGTTCCTCTAACGGTTGCCCTATTCAAATCAATGTCAGTTGTCTTAATCTTTTCTGAAACAATATTTGATGCCATGATATTTCTTATAAACGCATCATTTGCTACTAATTTGTCCGTGAAAGTTTGATCAGCAGCTATTTTATTAATCATTGCTGCATCAACTACGATAGCGTCACCACGAATTACATTCGTTCCTGTATTGATTCTGTTTACTACATCATTTTTAATCGATTCACCGTTAGTAGTAATCGTGTTGTTGATGATAGTTCCTAATTCACCTTGTTTGAAATCTGATAATTTCGTGTTCATTATATCAGGTATAGATAATTTAAAAGGCTCAAATGAATCTCTTTTGAATTGTTCAACTCTCTGTCTTGCTAAATCGTCAGCACTTTTAACAGCATCACTTTCAGCTGTGTCAATTTCTTCTCTGATTTCTTTTACTGTTTCATTAATGATTGGTGTGACTTGTTCATTTATGATTGTAGGCACAGACTCATTAATAATATTTAAAGTATTAATATCTGATACATCTAAAATTCCTAAATCTTTATCACCGATGCGGCAAGATTTATTTTGAGGATGAATTACATCAAATGAAGTACCTACCACTCTTAAATCTTCATCAATACTGTAACGAGGTAATATTGTATGATAGAAATTTCCACGTTCAAAGTCATCAGGATCTAATCCAATCGTAAACAAATCTAACAACTGAATTTCAGTTGTCATCTTTGCATACTTCTTCATAATTTCTATCTTCTCTTTCATCCCTCTATCGTATAGAGTATCTGGCGTATATTCATCATCAAAAACAGATACGCCGGTTTGTATACCATATAGTGCTATTAACTCAGGTATATCTATATAATTTTTTCCGCCACTACGTGGGTCTTCAACAATCTCTAATCGTTTACTGCCTTCCCAAGCAGTTGGCTCTGATGACCCTAATGGAATTAATCTTGTAATTACTTCAGTTGGATCAATCTGTCGCTGGAATGACTTCATGTTCTTTCCAACTTTTAATTCAGTTGATTTCTTGCTACCTATCTTATCAACCCAATCAATGTAGTTTCCATCAGCTTCATATCTTAATACGATTTCCCCACCATATACGCCTAAAATCAATTCTCTGATATGAGTGAGTATTGATTTTTCAGGATCTAATATAAAATATGCTGTATCATCATATTCAACAGTTTCAGACTCTGGCATCTTAGGTGTTACCGATACATTACCAATGTTAATTCTCTTATAAGTATCGGCACCTAACAAGCTATTATGAATATTAATTAATTCTCTGAATCGTTGTTGTGGTGTTAAATCAGTCAGCATATTATAAGATGGAATAAAATCATCAAGATACGCCATTGCACCCTCTGATGTATAAGAAGTATTATATGTTCCATCTTCGTTCATCTGTGTTGTTGGTGTCATTATACGACCACGAAACGCTACATTGTTTTTCACTTCATTTTTTACTTCGACAAAAGATAGAAATGATTTCAATTTAATATCATTATCAATCAATTCAAAATTAAACTGGTCTACAGCTTCTAACTCTTTATCTAAAGTACTGCTTTTCATTTGATTGTCTGATTTACGATAATCCCAAATATATGTTGGATCTTCATTCATGTTCCAAACTTTCACTGTATACATCTACAACACCTCTTTTTCTTGCATGATGTCATAAGCAAAAGGTTTAGCTTCAAACTGTAATTTGAATGATAGTCTTCTCATGTTGTAATCAGGTTCTTCAAAGCTTATACTTTCAAGTTTTGCAGTATATTCTCTGTTTTCCTGGTGGTCAAAGGTCAACTTTATAAAAGGTGTACCATATAACCAGTTGATTATTTCATTTTCTGTCTGTGCCATGTTCTGATTATGATCACATAAAATAAAACAATCGACATCAATTTGCCGATTGTTATATTTAGGTGCACCATACATAAATGTAAAATCATAATCTCCATTCATATGAGGAACGCTATCAGTTATTTTCTTTATTTCTGGAGGAAGTGTAAGCACACCACTAAGCCTAATATCAAACTCACTACTGTGCTTATCGTTGAAATAAAATCCAGCCCTTATGTTATTACTCATTAAGCTTTCCTCCTAACTGCTGTTTTAGGTTTAGGTGTTACTGTTTTTCTTGCTGTAGTCCTAGCTTTTGTCACAATATTCTTTTCAACAGTCTTACTTACTTTCTGACCGTCTAAAATAACATCTGTACTCTTATTAAGTATTTGTGCAAGTAACATTACAGCTTCATCTAACCTATCCAACTTTTTGGTATTAGCATTCATAGCTTTAAGCTCTTTTTCAAGCTTAGCTACAAGTGCATCATCTTTCTTAGTTGCAGTCTTCTTAATCTCAGCTAATTCTTTCTTTAATTCAGCAGCATATTTATCGTTCTTACCAACCACATTCAATTTCTTAGCAGTATTAACGATTAATTTAGTTGATTCGTCTTCACGTTTCTTCTTAGCTGCTTCAAGATTAACGACTTTCTGAGATTTTGTTGCCCCTGGCACTTTTAAAGTCTGATTAGGGTGAATAAGATTAGATTTTAACCCGTTTAACTTTTTAAGGTTATCAACCGTAGTCTTATACTTATTAGCAATTAGCCATAAACTATCTCCTGCTTTAACTTTATATTTACCTGATGTTACAGTTGTAGTAGTTTTCTTAGTTGTTGTTTTCTTAGGTAATGGTTTAGCTTGATACTTATATTTAGAAGTTTTATTTTCTAAATCTGTGTACGATTTCATACTGATGACTTTATCTTTACCACTTCTAAATTTATCAAGTCTTGCTTCATTATCTTTCATAGCTTTAGTAACTACGTCTTGACGGCGTTTATTACTTGCTAATTCATCTGCAAACAGACTAGTTGATTGCTCAGTACTGATTGATTTAACTACTCCATCAATTTCTTTTTGAAGTGAGTTAATCTGACTGATATATCCGCCGCCACCTTTAACTAAAGCTTCAACTTTAGGTATAGCGTTCTCAATACCACCTGCTAACATTTCTCTTATAAGCTTAGGATCTAATCCCATACCTTTAAGCTTTTGAACATTAGAAGCAAATGTACGCATTTTGCCTAATCTGTAACGCATCCAGCTTACAAAGTCACGTGCAGTATGTCCTCTTGCACTACCAAAACCAGCATATGATTGTAAGTTCTCGCTAATACTATCAGCAAATCCTTGTTTTTCTTCTTTTAATGATGTTTCTTTTTTCTTCAGTGCTTCCATCATTTTCACAAGTTGCTCACGTCTTGCAGCAATCTTTTTAAGTACATCAGATTTAAGTATTTCAGCACCTTTAATTTTATTTAGAGTTGCTGACTGTTTAGCATATAATGCATTTTCTGATTTTAGATTTTTAATCAATGTATTATTCTTACCAATGTTATTTGTAGAAGTATTGATTAATTTATCTAATGCTGATGCTGAACGACCTGTTACATATTTCTTTTCTGTTTTGTACTTAAGCTTTAAAGCGTCAGCACGTTGCGCTTCATACTTCTTAATATTAGCTACTTCTTTATCACGTTGCTTTTGTTCATCAGCAATACGTTTTTTAGTACTCGCTAATAACTTTGCATTATTTTCTTTTTCTTTTTTAGTCTTTAAAGTAGCACGTTTCTTAAGAAGATTATCTTCATAAGCATGTAATGTTTTTAAATCCTTTTCATGTGCTGCTTTATTCAACTTAGACTTAGCAAGATTTCTATCAATCAATGTAGTATCTCTTGCTGCAATACGAGTTTTAACAGTGATCGTACCTTTTTTACCGTTCAATGCTTTCTCAGCTTTATAGTTATCAATCTTTAATTGTTCATCAAAGTTTTTAACTGTTGCTGATTTAATTTTAGTGTTATTAGTTTTGATTAATTTTTCGTTTTTCTTATCAATTTCAGTTAGTTTTTTCTTGATGTCAGATATGTTTGTCATGACCGTTTTGATATTACTAGAGTTTAATCCTTTTAGTTTAGACTCTAAGAATTTACCGAACGATAAATCAGTTTTCGATGTCTTTAAATCTTTAAATATTGTACCTGTACGAATTAATCCATCTGCAAACTTACTTACTACACCAGTGATTGATGTCATTTGAACTTTAGGTTTAACTGTAGCTGGCTTTTTAGTGATTGATTGTTTGATTGCTGTAGCATGTTCTTTGATTGCCCCAACTAATTTATAAGCACCAGTATTTAATTTAAGAATTTGCTTAGGAAAAATAAGATTTGACTTCAGATTGTTTAGTTGTTTTAACATACTCACGGTCATTTTATTTGCCTGTGAAATTCCCCATAATGTATCACCAGATTTAACGGTATGAGTTTTTGGTGGTTCTTTTACATAATTACGATTACCAAGATGTTTATTTAATACATTGGTTGCATATGCTAATAATGGTTGTGCCTGTTTTATTTTATTCTTTGAAGTAGGGATAATAACTTCTTCTCCTGCTTCACCTACTAAACCGAAATGTGGTTTATTAATGATGCCGCCATCAGCATATTTTCTAGCACCATTTGGACTCCAACCACTTCTACCAGCAGGATTATTTGCACGCCAATTTTTATTATTAAAGAATGCTAACAGTTGATCATAACCACTATTAATGTTGGTATGTCCCTTAACCATATAGTTTGCAAATGTAGTAGGTACATACTGCAGCAATCCTCTTGCTGGTGTTCCGTTTCTATTATTAATATCACCAATGTTTCCTTGAACAATCGTCTGATTACCACCAGATTCTCGATGAATCTGAGCAATGATAGCATTAACATCAGCATTAGTAATTTTTTCTTTCATTTGCGCAGCTGCTCTTCTAATTGCTGGTGCCCATGAAGAAGCATTTCCACTTACTCCGGATGGACCACTACCTTTTCCGTAACCAACCTGACTTAAGAAGGTTGCAGGGTTCATGGTGTTAGTATTCCAACCGCCTGGTCCATTTCTTCTCACTTGGTAGTGTAAATGAGGGCCAGTTGACCAAATTCCTGAGTTACGTAATCCTCTTGCTCCTCCGGTCTTACCTAAGAACTCGCCTTTTTTAATAGGTCCAGATTTTCTTAAACTTTCCATATGCATGAAAAATTGAGTATAAATTTTATCAGTTAATAAACCGACTAAACCACCATGCGTATCAAATGTTTGAGAAAGCATACCGCTTGTTGGTGCTGTAATTGGATGACCTTGCGGAGTACCATAGTCAATACCATAGTGAAATGCTGGATAAGGATAACCTGGTGGTCTAGCGTTAGGACTATAAATAGTATTAACAGGGAATGATGTGAATGAACTTCCGTCGGCATCTCCGCCACCACCAAATTCACTAAACCATCCTTCGACTGTTTTAACCAATTTAGATTTAATGTTATTGAAGGCTCCTAATGCAATTTCCCCAGTTGCACCACCAATACCAACAAATTTGCTTTTTAATGGTCCTACAACTAAATCAACCAGTTTACCTGGATTATCCATATACTCAAAGATTTCTTCACCGAAATCTTTGACTTTATCTCCCACCTCAGAAGTCTTTTTAACTACTTTTAATGTATTATCAGAGTCGAATAAACTTGTTGCATTGTTGATTGTGGTACCTGCCATTTTACCTAAAAATTTACCTGCAACTTCTGCTGCACTCGGTTTCTTTTTCTTCTCAGCAGATTTTCCCAATTTAGTAGAACCTACACCAGTACTATATCTTGGAATTTCGCCATTCTGCATCATATTGTATGTGGTACGACCATTGATAACTTCGTCTTCTTTACCTAAATATACTAATGTATCTTTAGCAGGTGTTAAATGCATTGATCCATCTTTACGTTTGATAATTTCTCTAGTAAATCCACCTGGACCATTACCGGGACCTTTATCACCAACGATTGCAAGGGTATCTTCCTTAACACCGCCACCAGTAGATTTTTTAACAACATCAGGGATTTTAGAAATTAAATTGCCTTTACCTGTAATACCTTTAGCAATTGAGTTGATTCCACTAATCATGGCATTTAACCCACCAATTGCTGCATTAGCAACACCTTTACCTAAATCGCTAGCCTTATCTGAAATACCCTTCTTAGCACCACTAATAAAAGTACCGATCTTATTAACCCATTCAGTGGATTTTTTGTACATTTGCTCAAATTTATCCACTGCAACCTTACGAACACCCTCAGCTAATGAAGTGGTATTTTTCTTGATAGAACCCCACTTACTAGACATTTGAGTGGATGCTACACCTAGCCATTTTACAGTTCCTGATTTTAAATCTTCATACTTTTTTACTGTTGTCTTTCGAATCGATTCTGTTACACCTAAAGTAGATTTCTTTATGCCATTCCAGCGTTTTAAAGTATCTGATGCAGTTTGACCAATCCATTTCGCAACACCTTTTTTGGCATCTTCATATGATTTGACAGTAGCAACTTTTATACCAGTTAGAATTGGTCCAGTTTGACGTTTTAATTTTTGCCACTTACTTAATACATGTCCTGTTTGTGAGTCTATCTCACGTTTAACGCCTTTATTTTGTCTTGCCGCTTCATCAACAACTTTTTTGTGCTGTTCTTTCGCATTTTTTACCGAACCTTTATACTGTCTCTCTGCATCTTTGATGATTTTATCAGCTTGATCTTTAGATATTTTTTTCGTAACATCTCTTTGATAAATTGCTTCATCAATGATACCTTTTTTCTTTTTCTTAGCATCTGAAATTGTTTTGTCTCGCTCTTTTGCTGACGCTTTGATAACTTCTGAAGCTGCTTGAATTGATAATGCTTTTTTGTTATCTCTCAATCTTCCTAAGATAATTCTTTGTTCTTTTTCGCTCTTACTTAATGAAGATACAACTTTCTGGTCCATTCTTTGTTGTAAAACAACCAATTTACTTTCTTCTATGTTTGTAAGAGCGCGTTTCTCTTTGTGTGCTTTTGTATAAATAGCACTAATTTGTTTTTGAATAGATTTTACTGCTTGGACTTCTTTATTATTACCTGCTTGAGCTTCCGTTAAGATTTTGTTCTCTTCAGACGCTTTCAAACCTTTAGTTTCAGAGAAAAGTTTTCGTAGTCCACTCATTTCTCTTGATCTACGTTGCTCTATTTTTGTTAAAGCAGTATTTGTCATTTTGTCATATAGACTAACCATTTCTTGATACTGCTTATCACCTATAGTTTTATGAGACGCTCTTAATTTTTCTAACTGTAATCTAGCTTTCATAGATAAATCAGTGTAACCCTTAAGCGCTTTCTCGGCACCTCTGCTGACACCTTTACCGTAAATATCTACCTTATCAGTAGCTTTTGATACTGCATCATTGATGACTCCGAAACCCATTTTAATCATTTGAGTCCCTGGTGCCATTTCCACACCTTTTTTAATAACATCACCAAGACTACCAACTAACCCTCTTGCATATCCTGCGCCAATCTTGAATGTGGTACCCATATCTTTAGCCCATTGAAAATTAATTGATCCAGCTACTTCTTTAAGTAATTTGCCAGTATTATCTACACCAGTTTTAAACCAGTCTACATGTTTATATGCTAGTTTAAATCCACCATATAAAGCAGTAACTGCAGTAAGTGCAATTCCAACAGGACCGGTTAATAATCTCAAACCACTAGTTAGTAATCCACCCGCTCTCGCTAATAAACCAGTTGAAGTTGCTGCTCCTCCTGATGCCTTACCGAACTTGGTAAATAGACCTGTTACTCCGCCTAATAATTTTCCTTGTTTGCCGATAGTAGTACCTGTGGCTATGTTTGCTGCAGCATTTGTTTCAGCTGCTAAGGTATTTGCTGCCATCTTTCCAGTTAATTTTGAAACCATTTCAGCTGAAGTTCCTGCTGCTTTGGCAACCATTCCAAATCCTAATATCACCGGACCAGTAGCAGCTGCACCAATAGCTAATGAAGTCGCTAACATACGTACTGGTTTAGGAGAAGCACTGATTGTCTGTACTAGCGCGTCTCCTGCTTTTACAATCCCGCGTAGTGCAGGAGTGAAATCATCGTATACTTTCGAAGCAAATGTTTCTAATCCACCAGTAAAATTGTCCCAATCACCCGACAAATTATCGCGCATAGTTTTAGCAAAATCTTTTGCATAACCATTCGAAGACTCTAAAGATTTTGTGAAGTTATCAACTTTTTCAGGTGATTGATTTAATAATTTTAACCATGCACTTTGAGCATCCATACCCACAAGTCTAGTAATATATGCAGCTCTCTCAGATTTAGTCATCTTTTCTGTTCCTTCTTGGAGAGATTTTATTAAATCTCCCATTGACAACATCTGACCATTACTATCATGTAAGTTAATACCTAATTCCTTCATAGACTTTGCTACTTTAGGTATAGGTGCATTTAATTTACTTAACCCCATTCGAAGAGAAGTTCCAGCCATTGATCCTTTAATTCCATAGTTAGATAAAATACCGATAGCTCCTGCTGTATCCTCAAGACTTAAACCTAAATCATTAGCTACTGGTCCAACATATTTCATTGCTTCACCCATATCACCTAGTGAAGCATTTGTCTCTGCTCCTGCTTTAGTAAGAACATCTGTCGCATGACCAGCTTTACTAGCTTCAATTTGGAAGGAGTTTAATGAAGAGACAACAATATCTGCACTATCAGCAAGACTCATTTTAGAAGCTGCAGCTAAATCTAATAATCCAGGCATTGCATCAATAATCTGATTGGTTTTAAAACCAGCTTGACCTAATACTGCCATTCCATCTGCTGCTTCTTTACCACTAAATGCCGTACTTTCACCTAATTCAATAGCATATTGCTTTAGTCTTTCAAAATCTTTGCCTGTAGCATTAGTTAATGCTTGTACTTCAGACATAGAAGTTTCAAATTCCATTGATTTTTTAATTGCAAATCCCATCCCTAAAGCAACTGGTGCTGTAACACTCATCGTCATATTCTGACCGATATTAGTCATCTTATCTCCAATAGCATTCATTTTGTCGCTATAGGCTTGTAGTTCTTTCGACCTTTGTGTCCATGGACTGTTATTCAATTGTTCAGCACGTTTTAATTCATTGAGCTCTTTTGTAACATTGGTAATGTCATTTTTCATATCTTTGAAGATACCGATTTGCTCTTTTAGCTTTATATTTGCCTGAACAACACGTTCATCAGTATCTCCATATGTTGATGATAGTTTTCTTAATTCCTGTGCATGCTCAATAACAATTTTCTTTTGAATATCATATTTTTTATTAAGTCCATCAAGATTAACTTTTGCTTTATCAACCGCTTTATATACGTTACCTAATGATGTAACATTGTTTTTCCATTCTTGATCAGCAAGTTTTAATTTAGATGTCATACTCGCCTGCTGTTTTTCTAGCATTTGAGATTGCTTAATCATCTTTTCTTGCTGACCGGTAACAATACGCTGTTGAATACTGCTCTCTTTTAATTTCGCATTATTTTCAGCTATTTCATTGTTCATTTCATTAATTGAACGTTTTAAATTGCCATAAATACCTTCTTGCTTTTTAAGGTTCGCCGTTGCATTCAAAACTTTGGTGCTGTTAGCACCGTATTCTTTAGTTAATTTTGAAACATTAACCTTATGTGCCTCTACAATTTGTTCTTGCACCCTTAGTTTGTCAGACATCCCTTTTATACTTGTAGATAATTTTTCGAAGGATCTGTCTGATTGTTTAAATGTTGATAAAGACGATTTCCACGTAGCATCGGCCACTTTCATCTGAGCATTTAAGTTAGTAATTCCTTGCTTAATTTCAGAGTAATCCATTCCGACCCGAACTACTGTTTTTCCTACTACTTCATCCATTTTTCACTCTCCTTTCCACAAAAAAATAGCCTGTTCGGCATATTAAAAATTAAAATGCGTCGAACAGGCTATCTACTTTGTTAGGTTTCTGATGATGCTTATTTTCTTCATACTCATCTTCATTTGCTAAGTTATATTGATGAATATAGAAATGATAATCACCTTCCCAAATTTCCATTGGGCTAATGTTAAAATATTTTGCTATCAATCCTATATTTTTATCTACAGTCCTTAGAATTTCATCATGAGTCAGTTCTACTTCATCTTCATCATCATTATCATTTACTTTTTCTTCACTTCTACGGTAGGGTTTCCCAACGCACTATTATAAGCATGATCTAAAGTTTCTTGATATTTACGTGCATCTAATCCATTACGTAATTCTTCGACTGTAAATTGATTGTTGAAATATTCAACTAAGAACTCTTCTTGTAATTCTAATAATCCTAATTCACTTTCTTCTGTTGCTTCTAACGGAATATAATGTCCTTTTTCATCTTTTTCATACTTACCTTTACCATCGTTTTTGTACATACGTTGACGTGTTTGATATTGTAATGAAATAGCTTTTCTGTATACTCGTCCTGGTACAATATTTGGCGCGTATACAGTACGTGTTACTCCTGCATCATTTGCAAGTTCGATTTCTTTAAGAAAATCAAATTCAATTTCTTCCTCATTTGATTCTTCAACTAATACTTCTGCTTCTTTTAATAATTCTTCAGTCATTTTAAATTCCTCTTTTCACTAATTTGTATTTTTTAATTTTGGCCAAAATTAAAAAGGGGACGATGCCCCTTTAAATTATTTTTTTATCCTGCTGGTACACCAGATGGTACAGCCCATCCTTTTGGTAAACTTGTTGCTGGAGCAGCTTTACCGAATACTTTAGTAAATAATTTATCTAGTGCTGCTTTGTCATCTTTTGCGATAACTTCACGGTATTCTTTAATATTATCTGACAAACGAGATGAGAACTCACCGTTGATTGAAGCACTACCGAAGTCTGTTTTTTCTTCAGCTGTTTTAGCATCGTCACCTTCAACTGCAAACACACCACGAGTTAATGCGATCGCTTCAATATCTTTATTTGCTTTTTCTTTGTAGAAAATGCATCCTACGTTAGGGGGATTTAATGTTCCACCACGTTGAATAACAGTTCCATCTTCATCTACTTCTAATCCAGCTAACCATGCACGAATTGCTAACGGAATTGCGAACGCTTGTAAATCTACTTTAGTTTTACCTTGAGATACAGCTGATTCCTGAATTTCTCCATCTCCCCAGTTTTCAATAGTATCTTGATCTTTATCTACCTTAATTTGTTGAGCTCCTCGAATATGACGAATTTCATCATATACTGGCGCCTTACCCATTTCATCTGTTGTTAATTCTGCTACATGGAATCCACTAATATTTACGAATGAACCTACTTTTTCTTCAATAGCTTTATATGCCATAATTTAATTCCTCCAATAATATTGTTTTTTTGTATAAAAAATAGACATCCAATTGAATGTCTTTAGTAAATATCTTTTTCATCTAATTCATAGGCGTAATAATAACGTCTAGCATCTCTATATAGAGATACATAATCAGTAATTCTTTCGGTGTGTGGTTCTAAAGAATCTACAAAGTTAATTCCATTTGCTTTTAATAAACGTTTAATAATATTACCGGTAGTCATCAATCCATTTTGTTGCCATATATCAATTTGAAAATGTATACCTGATGCGTGTATTTCACCATCACCAAATTCTACATCTGGCGTACCGATTACCGAAATCCTTATATATGGCGGTTTAGTTTTTAACTCTTCTGGAATAACTAAATTTTTAATATTGCTAGCAGGTACTAGTTTCGTGACGTCTGGTGATTTAATAAGAATATCTCTTATAAATTTATACGGATCATCAATCATATTTTCAAACTCCTTTTTATCTCTTCTTTCATCGCTTTTAACTTTTTATTTTGCGACATTCTCAGAGCATTTGTAATTTTGAGTTGTGGTGGCTGATGAACCGTACCCCATTCTACGAAATGAACTCTATAAGCAACCTTACTTTCTTCAGTCCATCCAATTAAAACGTATCCACCATTGCTATCACGTTTAAATTCTCCAATTGTTAATGTGTCACGAGATTTACCACTACCTACAGATAAATTATTCTTGATTTCTTCAAAGTCTACTTTAGCTCCAGCATTAACAATACGTTTTTCGGCACCTTCAATATTGCGAACCATCTTCAGAAGATTTTTACTTATATCATTAATTCCTTCAATTTCAACGGACATTACTCATCACGCTCCATCACAAGATACATATATGGTTGTCGTGAATCTTTGCCGAGTATCTCAGTTATTGTAAATCTTTCTGAATTAAGTACGACATGCATGTCTGTTACAATGCTTTTTTGATAACGTATTCTCAATTTTTTTACTGTTTTGTTACCCAACTGAATTTCATTTAGACTATCTGATGACTTATCATTGATGATTTCTGCCCAAACCTTCATAAGAAGTTCTTCACTAGGCGTTGACCAGCCATCATCAGATGCATCCGAAACGCTATATATTTCAATACGTTTGTCTAAATGGCTAATGTTGTCATTAACATATTTATTCCTTTTAAACCTCATGATCCAACACTCGCTTTCAGTTTAAGTACAAGCGAAGTTAAAGTCTTATCTTCAACATCTTCCATACCTCTTGACTCAAAGTCACGCGTAATAATATACTTTAAAGCTTTACGATAAAGAGGATAAGCAGGATCTGTTTCTTCGACATTTGGCACACCAGACAATAACAATTCTGATTGTGCTTCAGATATTAAATCTAAAATTTCATCATCAAAATCTGGGCCATCTATTTTAAGCCAGGTTTTAACTTTTTCTAATTCAATAACAAATTCAGACATAGGCTTTCACCTACTCTTTATCTGTTTCTGATTTAGCAGCGCTCTTTGTAGTTTCTTCAGGTAATCTTTCTAATACTTCACCATAATCCGGATGTGAACCGTCAATGTTGTGTTGAATTTCTTCAGCACGTTTTACAGTCATTTCAACAACTTCACCAACTTTATCAAACACACGACCTTCACGTGTACCTTCAAAAGGTTTTTTTACTCTAAACTTAGCCATTAATTATGCCTCCTAATTTATAAAATACATTACCTGTAGACTAGCCAGCAGGTAATGTTGAAACATTTACGATACGGAACGCAGCATCTAAAGTACGCACTTGGTCATACCATGCAGTAAGTACAAATAAATACTCACCTTTTTTAACGTCTTTATCTGTATCGAATGTTGTATTTTCATAGTTGATTCCAAAATAGTTAAAGTCGCCGACAATTGGATTAACTGCTGAATCAGAGAATACAATTTCTTTACCAAAAATAGTCTCTGGTGCAGTATTAAAGAATGAAGTTGTACCGTTAGATAAAGTTAATAACATAGATTGATAGTCAGCATATCGCATAACAATTTTCGCATTTTCACGGTAATCTTCATGTAGATCTGCTAATGCAGCCATAATTCCTGTGAATACATCTTTTCCAGATACAGATTTAATTTTACCCGCTTCATAGAAAGACATATGCTCTAAACCAGATTTAGGTGAAGTTGCAAATGCATCTTTACGTTCTTTAGCAGCTAAACCACTACGTAGTGCATTTTCAACCCAGTTTACTAAATCTAAATCAGAACCATGTAGAACTGTGTCAGAAATTGCAGCATATACTTTAAATTTATTTTGACCAAATTTAACTGAATCACCTTTTAACTGCATTTCGTGAGCTGTTTCAGTGTCTAATATGAAATCATCGTTATCTAATGTGTAAGATAAACGAGGTAATTCTAATCCTTTGATATTTGTCATACGAGCAATATCACGTAATGGATTTTTTGCAAATGGTTCAGTGATAATTTCTTTACTAACTGTTGTTGGTAATAATTTATCACCACCAGTTTCATTTCCTGCAGGAATCGCGTGTAAAAGAATACGTTGTGCATCTTCAGATGGTTTAGAGAACTCGTTTGGCATTAGAGCATGACGATAGAATTCTGCTTTTGCTTTAACTACTTGGTCTTCTTTAGATAACTCAGCAAATCCTGCACCTTGTTGAGCATCAAGGTTTTGTTTTTCCTTCATTTCATTTTCCATTTTATCTAATTGAGACTTTGAAATATTGAAACGTTTTTCTAAACTTGTAATTTCCGTTTCAACTTTCAAAATATCTTCATCTTTTGATGTTGGATCTGATACTAATTTATTTAATTCTTCTTGCTTTGCTTTTAACTTTTCACCATTCATTGTGGCAGTTTGTCTTAAATCGAATAATGTTGGCATTGTATGCCCTCCTTTAAAATTTGTTTTGAGAAATTAAAAAATCCTCGACTTCTGCTTTTATCGTTTTGCAGCGTTCGAGAATTAGTTTTCTATCAACTTCAGTTGATTTATTTATTTTTTCTTGTGAATCAGGTACTATTTCTTCAATTACAGAAGTGTCTACTACTTTTTCTACATCCTTCGCAACTGCTTCAGGCACTTTAGAATACTGTTTTAATTGTTCCTCAGTGATACTTGCAGCCATTTGATTAGCTCCAATAATTTCATCTGCAAATCCGAGTTCATACGCTTCCTGGGCTGTCATCCAGTAATCTTCTTTAAGCATCTCTTCAAGTTGATCTTGAGAAACTTTAGAATTCTTATTGAGATATGCAGTATTACTTGATTTGTCCATTTTTTCCATTAAATCAGCTGTCTCACGTAGTTCTTTAGCGTTTCCTGCTGTTACAATCCACGAATTATGAATCATCATCATGCTATTTTCATGCATAAAAATAGCGTCACCACTCATCGCGATAACACTTGCAATTGACGCTGCTAAAGCATCAACATATACATTAATTTTTGCTTTATGTGATTTAAGCATGTTGTAAATAGCATGCCCACCAAATACACTTCCGCCACCTGAATTAATATGAAGGTTAATGACCTCAACATCTCCAAGTGCTTTTAATTCTTCTTTAAAATCTGAGGCAGTGACATCAGAATCTTCCCATTTTGAGTTAGTAATAGGTCCATAAATATAGATTTCCGCTTCATTTTGAGCTTTTTTCTGCATTTGGAAGAAATCACTCGTCTTTTTTGTCATTGTTATCACCTCCTTTAGCGGGATTGCGTTCTGCAGGTGATAAAGTGATCGGATATAAATCTCCACTTACCATTGCTACATCTCCACCTTCAATTGGTGGCATGTCTTCAAATCCACGAATTTCATTAACCGTGTACCATCCTGTTCTACCAGCTTTGAAATATGCTTCTGCTTGGGTAGCAACATCAGCTCTTAATAAAGCCTTAGTATTAAATTTGAAATAAAACCCTTCGTTTTTTTGGTTTTCATTTAATAATTTCTTATTAAATTCGTCTTCATATTGTTTTATGATTGGAAGCAATGTGTGAGTTAAATAAAATCTATTTAACTCCTCAACAGATTTCATCGAATTAACATCGGCATTCAATAATGCTGTTGGAATACCAAAAGCATTAGCCACTCGTTGACGTGTTAAATTTTCAGCATTAACAACATCTTCTGAAACATATTTTCGGTCAAGCTTTTCAATTTCCACACCTTGTTCTTGGAATAAAACACCACCATTTTCAGAGAAAAATTGCTTAAAGTTTTCAATCACTCGTCTTTTTTGTTCTTCACTTACTGTGGTAGCATAATTAATGATAAATGCATCCATTTTCTGCATTTCATCCAAGTTGAATTTCCTTAATGCATTATCAAATTCTGTTGTATTTTTCAGCACACTTATTGGGCTGATGCCTACTTCAGAATTCATTGCAGATATGTGTTTAAAATGAAGTATTTCAGCATTATGAAATATTAATTTGTTTCCGCCATTTCTCACAACATAATATAATTCATTACTTTTCCCATCTATTGCTGGCGTAACATTATCACTATTCAATAAATACAGTGCCTCTGGTTGTAATAATCTATCACGAGATATAACGACATATGCATTACCCTTCTCGTTCCTAATCGTTTCAATACGCCTTATCAACTCGAAAGGTGTCATATTAACATTAGGACTTCTTGTAAGTAATCTTGCTGTATCCGTATCTTGCTTCTCATAATTTTTATACAATTTTATAGGTAAACTTGCCATAGAATTAGACAATCTACTTATCGAAGCGAATATTGTTTCATTCGTCTCTAATGTCGCTTGTTCTATTCCCCAGAAATATTTGTTGTGCCATCCTGAAAAGTCAGAAACGACAGTATTATTATGCTGAATGATAGTATTTTCTAAAGGACCTGTGATAATTCTCTTAATCCTATCCATTATTCCTACATGCTGTTTCGACACATCCTTATCGCTCCTTTCTTTTAGGATTGCTATTTCACGAATAGTTTCGAGTGTAATACCAACACCATGAGATAAATTAGATCACAATCCTTTCTGGATATAGACTATAAATTATCCATTACATCAATTTTCCTTTGTCGAAAGAGAGATTAATGTAAAAATAAATAAACCTTTTATAAAGGTCATGCTCAGGACCATGCATTATCTAAAACTTACAAATTCAATTTCACCGCTTCCAGCCGGATTGACCATCATCTCCATGACAAGTACATGTGCATTTAAGAAAGCAGCAAAACCATCAATTTTTCTGTTTTTGCCTTGTTTTGTTGGCATCCAGTTCCCATTACGATCCATAACAAGTTTTACATTATTGATATACCATCTAAACAACTTATTTTTGTTATATTTCACTTTGCCATCAATAAATATTTCTTTTAAATTTTTCATTGGTGCATTTAAAGTTTTATGACCCTGGATAATCTTAACCATTTCAAAACCTTTTGCTTCTAAAGATTTATTTAATCTAAAGGCATTGTAATTATCAAATGCGATTTTTTGAATAGAGTATTTTTTACTCATTTCTATAAACCAATCTTCTACAATATCCTCTTCTACATAATCCTTTTCACAAATAGTCAGTAATCCCATTCGTTCATATTCTTCATATGGAATAGAATCATCTTCCCTTGATTTTTTACGTGGGATCCATGAATGACTAATTACCGCAACACTTCCATCATCCATCGGAAATTCAAGACATGCACTGGTGAAGTCTTCTGTATTAGACAAGTCATAACCACCAATACATTGTTTACCGATTAAATCTTCTGGATTGAATTCACCGTCATTTCTTATCAATGTGTCATAATCCAAGAATGATAATTCATCATTATCCGCAAAAATATTAAATTGTTTTGTTATCCAGTCAGCATGTTGACCAGGATTTAATTTATCAGTGTTATAGTCTTTAACTAAAGAAGGCAAATCACTTGTCACACCTATATTCGGATTAGCTTTCACCCACAATTCAGGATTTTCTATCTCTTTAATGTTGTCCATTGAATACATCAAATAAAATTGTGAATCCTGGTCTACTACACCACGCACTACATCTTTTCCTAATTCAACAAAATCAACTAATGGTCCATCTAGCTCATATCCTGCAGTAGTTATGTATACTAGCAATGGTTGTTTACGTGCTGACCAAGATCTTTTGATAACGTTGATTAATTTATAGTTCGTAAATTCATGTATCTCATCAAAAACTGCAAAAGATGTATTTAAACCATCTAATTTCTTAGAGTCAGATGCACGTGGTTCAATCTTAGATTTACTTTCAGGATGAGTAATTGCTATACCTGTTTCTTTCATTCGCTTTTTTAAGGAGGGTGAAGCTTGTACCATCGCACGTGCTTCATCATATAACTCTCTCGCTTGTTGCTTTGCATTTGCCAATACATAAACCCTAGCACCACGCTCACCATCCTTAGAAACAGCATAAGTAGTTAAACCTGAGATCGTTGTCGTTTTCCCCGCCTTACGAGGTACAAATATCAATCCTTCTTTAAACCTTCTTAGTCCTGTATCTTTATGAACCCAGCCATACAATGAACCCAAAGCAAAATGTTGCCAGGGCTGAAGAATAATATTAAAGAAGTCACCTTTTGAAGGCTTACAAAACTTTTCAATAAATCTTATTGGTCTATGTGCTTTTTCTTTATCAAAAATATATGGAAAATCTTCTGTCCCGGCGCGTTCTAAATCCTTCTTATGTCTTTTACACGCCCAAACAACATCTTCACATGCATGTATTGCACCGGAAATAATTTGATCAGCGTACCAATCTGTTAATAAAACATCTGAAACTGAATCAAGAATGTTACCCGCTTTGATTTGCTGTGCTCTCCAAATCAGATACCATTCTTTAATCTCAGTTGGTTTAGAATGAATCGAAACCGTCGTCATCAGATGCACCTTCTTCAATAATAGAAGATAGTTTTTGTCGTTGAGCAACAGTAAGTCCTAAACTTTTTAACAGACCATTTAATAATTGAACGTATTTAGGAATTTCAATTAGAAGTGGATTCTTGGTCATATTTGTAGCCCCAGCTTTATTTGTATGTGGCATCATAAAGTCTTGTGACCTCAATTCCTGACGCATTTTTCGGTAAATTTGATGGTTTTCAACATACAAATCGATTAAATAATCATCAGATTCCTGATATTGATCACCCAAAAATTCTATTATTTTCTTCTTAGTTGGAACTGCCATAATCCCTCACCACCTTTACATTTTTCTACATTTTTAAATCTAAAAACATTAAATCTGAAAATAATAAATTTTGTCGAATTTACCCCCTTTAAGTAAAAAATCCAACTTTTTCACACAGGATCCTGCGTCGCCGTTGTCACGGCGTATTAAAAAAATTTATTAAGGTAGGGGGGATTTTATTTTTAAGAATTTACATTATTTCTCCAAGTGCTTTAATTCCTTTTTCATTATTGCAACTTCTACATGCAAGCTTTACATTTTCCCAAGCATGAATGCCACCTTTTGCTATAGGTATGACGTGTTCAATAGTTGGATATTTATCTTCGTTATAATGTAATGTTTTATCTGTGTCATTTCCACATATATAACATTTACAACCATCTCTTTTAATCAATCTTTCAATTGATATACTTGTATCGTATGAACCATTCAGCATTATCCTTTTTCTTCTTTTGATTTCTTTTTGTCTATTTTGATATCTTTTACTACATTGAACACTACAATATCTTGACGCTTGATATGAATGTGAATAATGTTTACCACATTCTTTGCATTTTTTAGAATATACTATTCTAACTGCGCTTTTCTTTCTACATTTTTCGCTACAGAATTGCTTTCTTATGTTACTTGTAAAATAAATGTTGCATTGATTACATCTTTTAATAAAAACACTTGAATGTTGTCCTATTAAAGAACATGACATGCCAACAAGATGTTTCGTCTTGTTGTTGTATGTACACTCTTTGCAAATAGCTTTGTAGCCTTTCTTTTTAGGTACTTCGAATACTTTATTACATTGTTTACATTCACATGTATTGCTAATATCATTTTCTTTATAGTATCTTGTATTCCATTTCGCTTTACATCGCGTGCTACAAAACTTATTGTTATATCTGATTGATTCAAACGTTTCATTACATTCCTTGCATTGATTGTAATATGTTCTTCTATGTAATTCGATACCATTAGATAAGCAATACTTCCGGATTACTTTTTTATCCACTTTTAACCTCAGTGCTATCTTCGTAATACCTAGCTTCTTATTATTCATTTCAATTATTGTGTCATGTTGTGCAAACACTTCGTGAACTCTACTCTTCATTGTTCATCCTCCTCTTTATCTCCTTACTAAAGAAAATATCAGGTAAGACTGATACACCGTTATCAAAATAGAAGAGAAAGTTTTTATCAAAAACCTACAGTACATGTATTGCAAATCTTTTTTATACTTTAACTATATTTACTTTCTTGCTATCAATCATCTTTTGTCGTTTACTTTTAACACTTTTACGTTTCTCATCTTCGCCATGAATTTTATTGTGACAATGGTGACACAAAGATACTAAGTTATCTATGTCTAATGCTTTTTGAATATCATGTTCGACATATACGATATGATGAACAACATCTGCCGGTGTCATCTCATCGTACTTTTCTAAACAGTGTTGACATAAGTGATCATCACGTTCTAATGCAACAAGCCTTATCTTTTTCCACGCCGGCTTCTTATAGAACCAATCAAATTTCTGTTTCTTTCTGATATTACTCATATAAATCACCTCACAAAAAAAGAGGTCACAGCAATTAAGCTATGACCTCTTGTTACATCATTCCTTATATAAAGATTAACACGTTATAGTCAAAATTTTGACCGTTTTTTGTTCGCCAAAAGTTCGTGAAAAGTTCGCCAAAAGTTCGCGAAATCACACTCCTATAATACCATGCGTGCAAAATTTAAATATACATCTTCAAAGTGTTCTTTCAAATCTTCATCTTTAATCACTTTGATAGCATCCAGAGATAAAGGTTTAAACAAACTATCATCTTTACCATTTAATTGTGTGATAGTATATATATCGACTAATCTATCTGATATGTTCACTCTTAACGCTATTACTTCTTCTCCATCTACTCCACCAGGTACAATTGAAAGCACTTTAGAGTTTAAAAACTTTATTAAATAGTTTTCATGTCTCTCTTCCTTTATATCTACTATTTCTTTGTTTACTGATAAAGCTTCTTTCATTTCTTCAAAGATAGGATGCACTCTATTAAATAATTCTTCAGCATCATTTATATTTCGTTGGATTTGATTGCTATAATCCTGTCGTTCTTTCATAACTATATTATTTAAGTCTTTAAATACATTCATGTATTTCACCTCCCTAATTGTATTTGAGTTATTCATATCTAATATTGTGTATAACTCATGAATTCATTATAACCCTAGTCATATCAATGTTTCTATAAGTTTTCAGAAAACAAGTTATACATTGCTTATTTATGAATAACTCTTTAACTTAATAAAGTACTTATAACAATTATCTATTTAATTTAAGTCTAATAAAATGGACCTGAATATGATTCAGATCCATTTATCAATATACAAATTTAAAGTTAGTCATTGCTTCATCTATGCTATCCTGTGTGATTCCTATGTACTTTAATGTTATTGCTTCACTACTATGATTGAATATCTTCTGTAGTGTCGCCACATCTTTTGTACCTTTATAATAATGATAGCCGAATGTCTTACGCATTGAATGCGTACCGATTGATTCCAGGTCAAAGTAATCAGTTAGTTCTCTTAATATCTTATACGCCATATCGCGTGATATTGGTTTATTAAATCCCTGTCTTGATTTGATGATGAACTCTTCTGGAGGTTTATCCTTTATATATTCTTGAAGCGGTCCTTTAAGGTTCTTATGTATCTGTATCTTACGCTGCTTACCTGTCTTCTGTTCCCTTAATCTTATTGTGTTACCTTGCACAGAAGATACTCTTAATTGAAGTATATCTGATATTCTCAGGCCACAGTATATCCCAATTAAGAATAATATATAGTTGCGTTCGCTCTTCTGTTTAAGATGTCTCTCGATTGCCACGATCATATCTGGGTTACGAATAGGTTCTACAAAGTTCATTCTGCATCATCCTCCATATATTCATCTATGCCAAGATAAAAAGCTAAACGGATAATAGCATCATTCTTTACTTCATAGTATTTTGTTTTGCCGATACCTAAATCTGTATAGATTTCAAAGTCTATACCTCTTTCATCCTGAAGATATTTATTGACGATAATATACTTCTCATCGGGCTTTAAATTATCAACCGCTTCATGCACTCTTTTCAATAATACTTCTCTTTCTTTTAACATCTGTTCACGTTTAATATTCTTATCTGCACTAACCTCAATCTTATTAAGTCCTGATACTGTTGAAGGTGGAATGAAACTGAATGATTGCGTTACAGATGGCATACTTCTTAAAGGTAATAAGTTTAATAGTTTGTTATAGCGTTTGAATATACGGTAAACATTTCTTCTTGTTTTAATAAAGTCCAGGTTTTTCATCTCAGTTAATAATGATGTCATTAGCACCCTCCACATTTCATGTTATAATATATATGTCGTATATATAAAACATGCATCGCGTGAAGCGGTGCTTTTTTTATTTATGCTTCTTATTTCTGTGATGCTTGTAACGCTTCTAATTCTTTTATTTTTAATATGATTACCTCATATGCATGTATTTCATCTTTATAGTGTTGCTGATCATTCATACAATCCTCATATCTACCTTTCAGAAATTCTTTTAATTCATTAATGACATTAATAGAATCTTTCTTTTTATCATATCTAACATTCTGTTTTATGATTTTATCTTCAATGCTTTTACTTATCTTCATGCTATCTAATGCAATTGATTTAATTGGTTGGTTGCATAATATTTCACTTTGAATCGCTAATACTTCATCCAGCTTATTAATTACTCTATCCGCTTCTGTTTGTATTGGTTTAATAATCTTATTAACTTCAACTTCATCAAATTTTATATTGATTGTATTATTATTTATCTCTGCCATTTAAATATCCTCCTCTGTTCCTCTTAATAATTTTAATGACTCCCCAATAAAAGGTATCTCTTCGTGTGGTGCTAATAAGTTTATTACTTCATCGATTCTCTTCTTAGTGATCCTGTTGCATTGCAAATCGTCTAAAGATTTTTCAAATCCATAATCAAGTAACTCTTCTACCGATAAGTTAGACTCTATAAATGGTTGACCATATTTATTAATACCTTTCATATCTCGTTGATTCAATGTATCAATAATTTCATCATGAATACCATTAACATCTTTAACTGCTGGTTGAGCTTGTGGTGTTGGATCATTAACTTCATCAACTACTGGTTTAATCTCAGAATTAATATCATGTGGCATTGTGAATTCTTTTTTTATCTCTTCTGCTATAATCGTTTGACGTGGCACTAAATCAAATACTTTTCCACCTAAATTAATTGTGTTCATTTTTATTCTCTCCTTTTAATTCTTTTATTTTTGTTGTAGCGATTAATGTTGCTTGACGTGTTTCTTCTAAAGTCATACCAAAACAACTAGGTGATATTACGATATGAGGGAAGTCTATGCCCCAGAACATCATTCCTTGTTTCAAATGGTCCATTAGTATCATTATTTCATCTCTGTTAATATCTTTATCCTTATAAGCGTGTAGCACTGTAATCAAATCATCTATACTTCTTATATCTAATCCATCTAATAAGATTATCCCCTCAGACATTATGACACTCCCTAGTCGACATATTTTGGTTTAGGTATTGCAGGAATCCACATATGTGGATTGTAGTTAATTTCATATCTATATTTACTAACGTTTTTTACATTCATATCTTCGACAACATATGAAACATTATCAGATAAACCGATAATATGTTTTTGATATTGTCCTTTATCATTTTCAACAACCACTTCTAATTGCTTATCTTTTCTATCTGCTTTAATCGACATCCGACCTGACATCTGAAAGATGATGTCATTCTTGATTGCATTGATCACAGTTACTTTTCTTACTGTATTAAAATTATCAGACTCCTGTGATAAGTTCTCTGTTACCCTGTCCGCTTCTGTGCCACAAGCTGTTAGGAATAAGGTTATAGCTAATAATGTCGTTCCTAATATGTTCTTCATTACTCAATCCCCCTACCATAATCGTATATTTTTTATTACTACGTTTATAACATCTTTATTTTTATATTTTATTACGTCATATCTATAAGGTGGTTCATACCCGTTTGGTCTTAATTCTTTTCGTAATATTTTTCGCAATTTTCTATTTGCTGAATACCTATTGAATGCTCTTGTCCAATACAACTGATGAAAACCTTTGTCATTTAAGTATCCGTTAATCGTTGCAAAGTATAATTTCAATATTAATCTCTCCTTTTAATATCCCTGTTGTTGCCTATCATGATTTTCTTTATTCTTAATATCATATGCCGCTTCAATTTCTTCTAAACTGAAAGCGTAGTAATCTAATATGATCAATAATATTGCATAACACTCTAGGTAATCTTCTAATGTTTTAAGCTGATACATTTTATTCATAATGTATCTTAAATCCTTAATCTTTACTGATTTCTTTTTATCCTTATCCCAGTACTCTTCTTTTGTTCTGACTAAAGGCATATTTGTTTCTATTCTCTTATTGATGTATGTTACTAACGTCTCTTTACCAGCTGAATGTTTGTTGATAATTAAATGTAGGAAGTGGATAATATCTACACCTTCAGCAATAATCTTTCGTGGTTCAACGCTCTTTGTTTTCCAGTACTTCCACTGATCAAAACATTCATTCTGAAATTCAGCAATTTCATTTTTTAATGCTAGTACATGGTTTTGTTGTAAATCTTCTAACCATTCATCTGCACTTATGTTATGCTGTTTTCTAATGTTACTGTCTAACTCTTCTTGTTTCTTTGCTAATTTTTCGAATAACTTTAATGTTATCTGTATCATTTTGTTCGCTCCTTTTTATAAAACATTGCATCAATTAAAATTGTATTCATATTAATTTCAGGCTTATTACCAGTCTTGATGCTTTCGATATACTTTGCTATTTTATAAGACTCAATCATATTCCCGACACCACTCAATAAGTTATCGAGAGATTTAAATAATGATTTGATTAATAGATACATACTTCTAAGCCTTGTCATTTTTTGTCCTCCATATTATTATGCGTTTAGCTTACAAATCTTTTTTCTATCGGTGTTGTGGCAAATTCAAATACAGCTTCCATTAATGGTGTTCGCACTACCTTATACATTAGATAGCATCTTTCATTAATAATCAGGTTGTACTCTTTTTCCATGTCGATATATAGATATGCTGCTTTATTGAATTCATCGTACCGTTTCAGCCTGGACACTTCATGTTTGTTCAGCACATAGAGATTATCAAACGCTTCAACTACAACGAACGGGTTGTCTAAATTACCACTAGATGTACAATCTTCCACTGCTACGATAAACTCTTGTTTAGTCATTCGCATCTACCTCTTTTTATTATTTCTATTACTAGTAATCCATCCTTAACCTTTAATTCAAACTGATCATTGCTTTCTATATCTTGTAATACAAATTTATCTACAAGTACTTTTCCAGGCATGGGATTTATATATTCTATTGCAGCACCATCTATTACTGTTTCTATGTGTTGTGAATAAGTTTTAATCTCTGATACTCTTAATCTTTCTAATGCATTATCAGCTACAGTTTTTTCAGTTTTTACGGTTTTCGTTTTCAAATTGTTCCCACGCTTTCATGAATGCAGTATCTATTAGATCACTGTTTATTTTTGTTGGATTAATTGATTTATAATGTCCAATTAATTTTTCTAAAGTCATTCTGTATATCTTTTCTTTAAAATACATCCGATATGTTCTATAACCGTATGCAACAAAGAATACATTAGTAAATATCAAAATGATTATAATGAAAGTTTTCAATTCCATTTAATTTCCTCCATAACATCCTCTTCATATCCACAACTATTACATCTAACAATGAATTGAATTAACTGTCCCTCAATGAAATATTTCGTTTCACTTACTTCATTGCTTTTGCATCTTTTGCAATATCGTTGAAGCGGTCGATAATTACTGTATGACCATCTACCTTTGTTCATGTGTTATCTCCTTATTTCCACTTTCTTTAATTAAATTTCGCTGTAAGTTTCATTAACCCGGTTATTTCAACTCTATTTGATGTCTTGTTACACTTGATCCGTATTCTTCATATAATTCAAAATATCTGTCCTGAGCCTTCATCGTGTTTTCGTATGCTTCATAAGGATAACCATTAAAATTAATAACCCATATATTTTTCATATGCACTTCACCTACATAAAGATTTTATTCAATTAGACTAATTGTGATTATGTGTTTAGTAGATCTGGACTTTCGTGTATGTTGCCGATGATTTCAATCCCGTCATCAACTCTAATGCTATTGCCGTGTAAGTTCCAAAATTGTTCATTTTGCCAAGCTGGATATAATATATACATTGGCGCTCCTTCGTTTCTCCATTTAACTTGGAATGTGCCACAATAGCCTTCACTCCACGCTTTTACAATATCCCCCTCGAAAATCTCCTTACCGTTTTTGTCAGTAAGTCCTGTGGATTGCATTAAAATTGTGCCATCTAACGGTGCAAAAAGGTTCTTACCATCTTCGTTCCATGTTTCGTAAACACGCTTTAGTTTCATATTGATAGCAATAACATTAAACATTTCTTTTTTCTTTTTATCCCACGCTCTAAACTTTAATATCATTCGTCATCCTCCTTTTCTTCTGGAATCCATACTAATTTTCCATGACCTTCCCAAGATGATGATTTTTTCTTATTTTTTATAAACCATTCAGCAGTTGCATTCAACACATCATCAGTAGCAATTCTTCTGTTTTTATTATCCATAATTCCTTTATCTGATATTCTTGCCATATAAATTTCTCCTGTCATAAAAGCCACAACTAATTTCACTTTTTCATATGCCATTATTCATTCTCCTTTTCGAGTTGTTCATTGACGTAAATACAATGAATAAATGCTTTGATTTTTAAATCATCTTCTTCATGCAAGAAATACTCTGCTATAAAACCAAATTCTCTTACTTCTTTATAATTCACATATTCGCTAGGTGCTATCAGCCATTCTTTCGCACTGTCGTATGTAGGGAATGTATCTTCAGTTACCCAAGCATCAACTAAACTTCCATCTTCATATTTCATAAAGTGGACAATATATACTTCCACAATCCTCGCTCCTTTCGATTAGTTTTCTTTCGGATAAAACTTAATTTCCATTTTATTTCCGTCTTTATCTACTACAACCAACTCAATATAATCATTATGTGTAACATATTTTTGAGTTTTTACATTATTCAACATTTGGTGCATTGCTAGATGTTGTTCTGGTGTCATTCTCATTTCCTCCTCAACTATTCGGAATTTCCTAATAGTTCGATTTCTAGTACGCTTTCTAGTAGGTTTCTAGTAACTTCGGCTAATGTGGAATTGTACTCCAGATTAGCCGAATGTTTAGGTTACTCTAGGTTATTGTTTAGGTTATTACATCGCCCGAATGAACGGACGTTATTTCATAAATACAAGCCAATGCGTTTTCGCTCTCTTATTCCCAAAGAGTGGTTTGTATTCCGTTGTGGCCAAAACATCATTTATTTTCACTTGTTCTTCATTCCATTTGAAAATTAAAGTTCCATTAGGTTTTAACACTCGCATACATTCATCAAAACCTTGCTTTAAGTCCTGCATCCAATTATCTTTATCAAGTCGGCCATACTTTTTAACTAGCCAACTATTTTCCCCACCTCGTATTAAATGTGGCGGATCAAAAACAACCATGTAAAAAGATTCATCATCATATGGCATATTTCTAAAGTCAGCTAACGTGTCAGGTTTGATTACTAAATTACGACCATCACATAAAGTCGTTTCTAATTCTCGAATATCCATAAATTCAACGTCATTATTTTTTTATCAAACCAAAACATTCTACTTCCACAACATGCGTCTAGGATTCTTTTCACTCGCCATCCTCCTCTAAGCCTTCCATCAGTTCCAACACGTAATTGTGTACTGTATGCGCAATAACATCTCCTTCACCAAACGCTTCTTTTTCATCGTGTTCCATTCGTTCCTTCAACTCACGCCACCTTTTTTCAGCTCGATCAGCACGTTGTTTTTGTTGTTCGTACAGTTGTTTGTAGTCTACAACCCTACTATCATATAAACCATCAAACAAAACACCGTGGTCTATATTTTCAAAATAAATCATATATTTATCGTTAGACGTTGGTAAAATTTCTTCCACTCTGTCAATTTTGTTATTGAATTTAATGTAATCCCCAACCTTAATCATCCCTGTACCTCTTTAAAAGTATTGTAAAATTCGCCAATCGGAACTGCTCCTTTCACACAATTGCCCCATTCGTCAGTTCCAGATATATAAACGTAACGTTTAGACTTGCCTGTAATTGTATAAAAACCTCCATATTTAATATCCTCATACATAATTTGTTACCTACATTTCATCTAACCGCTTCACAACTTCATCAACAGACACAAATCCAATAGGTTCATCTATCAGCTCAAAGTGTTCATCTTTTAAATAAACAATTTTGCACATTTCCCATAGCCCTTCTTTATAACCGTATGATCCAATATTTCTAACTACCGAATAACCATCATCATCTTTTCTGAATAAATACTGACTATGATCCATACTTGATTCACGGATATGTTTATAAAATGTTTTGTGATTAGTGAATTCTTGATGATTACCAACTAATCTAATCTTGTTCATATTCTCAGAAACACCTCTAATAATTTCTGAAAAGAACTCAATACCTTTTGTTTTAAGATGTTCAATTAATACAATTGTTTTTTGTTCACTTGTTGTATACTTCTTTCTCTTCTTTCCTTGTTCAGCCCACTTGATAGCTCTATGTCGTCTTGTTCTCATTAAAATACCTCCATATTTTTTCTTCCTGCATTTAAATAATCAAAGAAATATCCATACTTCCATTTAGGTATCGCTGTTTTATTTTCTTTAAAGTATGTATATGGAATGCTTTTACGATTTAATGTATTCATCAGATCGATAAACTCTTCAATTTCTATCCTGTATAATTCATCCATATTCCTGAAAAAGATTAATATGAATGCTATACCATTCATTGCATTTACTTTCATAAGATATTCGAGTTGATGTGATTTTACTGATGAAAATGAAAAGTTAGTTTTCTGACACTCTTTTGTATCAAAAGCGATAAATTTTCCGTCATCTAATATCCCTGTAAAATCTACTGTTGATTTATGAACATATTTTGCTCCTATTAATTCCTCGCCTTTTCGCACTACCTGGGTAGGTGTTGGTATCTTATTAATCAAGGCTATCTTTCTGTGTTCATACATTTTATTTGTATTTTCTATAACTTGTTCTAACCATCTACCTCTGAAACCTTGCCTGTTATAATGCGCTACCACTATTTACATCACCTCTTTATTAAATGGTTAAAGCGGTGTATTACCGCTTTAACCGATTTCTTAATTTAATGAACATTAATGATTTTCTAACTGTTGTCCTAAAACTGAGTTTGTAATCATTTGACTTTATTGATGATTTCATATTGCGCTTTCCTTTCAGTGAAATATGGATCATCTTCGTAGTATTCAATTTCATCTGGAATAGTAGCTGTAATCCAGTATTCAACGAGTTTTAATATCAAATTTAAAACAACTAAAGATATACCTGCGAATACGAAAAATCTATCTAAGCGAGTCATCAATAATCCACCTTTCTCTTGAAAACAATGGGTCAATAAATAACTTTTTAAAATATGGCTGTCTCATAAATCCAGCCATATCATAAGCAATTGCATTCCATGTATTTCCTATAAATGTCTTTTTTCGACCGTTTCTAAAATAAACTGAAATTGTCTTTTCAATCCTTCCTTCTTCTTTTTCTATCTCACAGTTTGAAAAGTTTATAAACTGAGTGATAATCGTTGATGCGTATCTATCCATATTCCACCTCTTAAGTAGCTGTTATCCGATAACAACTACTCTTCTACTTTCAATTTCATTTGCTAAGTTATCGTTTAAGTATTGTTTGATTGTTTCTCTAGCGATGTTCTTCCAAACCCCACCATCCGCTTCAAACAATGCTGCAACAACTTCTCCGCGATTATCTTGTTTTAATCTGAAAACAAATTCTGATTCAGGTTGAATTACATCTGTAAATGTTCTGAAAGGTTTAAGTGTTACCGGATTTGGAACAACTTCTTCACCAACTGTTGCTACACCCTGTCTTACTTGTACTAATTGACTGACACCATCATCACTTTGTGTCTTGATAGCTTCCGTCTTAAGATTTCCTACTAGTTTCAATAAATTAGATCGTGTTTCAGACTCGATATATACTGATTGAAGTTGAATAATGAAATCTTCCGTACTCATAAATTCGTTAAAAGTAATTCTAGGTAATTCAGCCTCAACCTTAATTACTTCTTCTCTTTCTTGGTTTACATTCAATTTAGTTAATAGTTCAATTTCGTTGTAATTTTTAACAACAATCATATAGTTCGAGTCTTTATCATCAAAATTGCTTTGTATAAAATCAATCAATCCAGATAATGTGGCAATCTTAATCGTATTTCGTCTTGGTTGTTTGATTTTAAAAAGTTGTTTATTAGAATAAGTTTCACCATTTACCATTAATTCTCTAGCGTCTGAAGTTTCCTCTTTAATCCATTGCAATGCTTCTTTTAACATGTTTTTCATTCTCCTTTTTATTTAAATAATTGTTTTTTAGTAATTTCGGTAACTTTGTTGCTTTCTACTGGTTTTCCGTCATCTTCTCTTACAGTTCCTGTCTCATCAAAATATGTCTGGTCTTTTGCACCCGACTTTAATTCTTTTGCTTCAGGATTTCCTTTGCCGTCAATACCTGTCATCATTGTTACTGCAATAGGTGTTCTAGATTGAAGAGACGTTTTGGCTGATACATCCATAAAAAGTAGCTCTCTATTCTCTTCAGATGAAATCTTTACTTCAAGTGTCAGTTTTCTTGTTTTCTTTGGATCAGTATTTAAATCATGGATGTTATCCAGGACTTTGTTAAAAGCATCTTCAAATCTTTCTTGTACTGCACCATCTGCAATTGTTGATAAATCAATTTTTGTCATAATATTTATCCTCCTAATCGAAAAAATCGAATAATGTTGGTTGTTTCAATTCATCTATGAAATATAACTTGTTATCATTCTTAAATTTCTTGAATGTCTTTTCATCCATGCCACAAGTTCTTATATTTGGATTTTCAGATATTTTTACAATCTGATACATCGTTTCTTTCAGTGGCAATACATTGCACTGTTTTACACCTTCTCGATTAAATAACATTCCTACTTTTCTTATCATTCTTGCTTCAGCCATTTGCATTCATCCTTTGAAGTTCATCTTTATAAAATAACTTATTCATTCTTTTGAATCGCTTTGTTTCATGTTCATTCATTCCACATGCCCATATCTTTCTGCCTTTTGAAAATTTAATTATTTGAAACATGTTGTTTTTAATTCGTAATATTTCACAAATAATATCTTCGTTTTTGTCGTATAAAATACCAGGTTTTAAGTACATTTCTTAACCTCCAAATCAGAATGGCAAATCATCATCACTTATATCTATAGGTCCATCAGCATTTGCGAATGGATTTGTTGCTGGTGTCGATTGTTGCGCCTTTTTATTCTGTTGGTGGTAATCGTTTGGTGTCTTATTTTGTGTATATTCTTCATACTGACTACCATCATTTCTTGTTCCTTTTGGTTCTAGGAATTGAACTGAGTCACAAATCACTTCAGTAACGAATATTCTTCTACCTTCTTGATTGTCATAGCTACGTGACTGTAATCTGCCATCGACACCAGCAAGAGAACCTTTACTTAAAAAGTTATTGACGTTTTCAGCTTGTTTCTTGAATGTCACACAATTAATGAAATCTGCTTGTCTTTCACCCTGTGCATTAGTGAATGTTCTGTTGATTGCTAATGTGAATGTCGTTACTGATACACCAGATGGCGTTACTCTATATTCAGGATCCTTTGTTAATCTTCCGACTAATACAACTCTATTCAGCATTTGTTTCACTCCAATTAATTACTAGGTATTTATGATTAAATATGTTGAGTTCTTCTATATAAACGTTTTCAGTGCTTAACTGATATACATCTCTTACAAGTTGAGAAAATTCATCTGGTTTCAACCTTAAAACTTTTTGAATGCAATTAATGGTTGAGTGTAATTCATGATGATGTGCATTCAATGTTCCTGTTGTTGGTATACCAATTTTTGAATGGCCTTTATTGACCGCTTCAAGTATTGCTTTTTCTAGCTGTTTCATCGCACTAGGTAGATACTTTTCATAAATTTCTGTTTGCTTTGATTTGGTATAATCAATTAAATTAAAACTTTTAAATTGATTGGACATTTGAAGTTCTCCTCACTGTTCGGTAATTTATAATTTCGACAATATTCTTTGGATATTTACTGCTTAGCTTTTTAATAGCTTCATCAATGCCTTTTGCATAAATTGTGAATAAGCCATCTTCGGTAACAACGTCATTCCCTTTGTATAAATTGAATGAGATATCATAGTAATTGCATTCAGCTTTGATTTGCTTGCTAAAAAGATATATCTTGCCATTTTTAGATTTGTGCTTTATTTCTTTTCCTGCATTAAGTGCATCTATTTCTTCCTCAGTTAAAATAAATCCGTCATAAAATTTCTCACGCATGTTGTTTGTCATCCTCCCACAAAGATGACAACTCTTCTTTTACTTGCTTTCTATATGCTTCAAGTTCTTCAGGTGTCATATCATCTTCTTTTTTATCATGTTTTTGTTTTTCGTTTTTTATCCATTCAGGTGTCATTTCTTTAGGTTGATGGTTGTTGTAGTTATTTTTCTTTTGACTAGCTTTAAATTCTGCCTGTTCCCTAGTCGTTACATTTTCTGCTTCGCATCTTCTTAACACTCCCTGGATGTAACCATAATGTGTTTTGTTATTAAGCAATGCTTGTTCCATAGCATACATAACTAAATCAAATCCAAATTTCTCTAGATCATCAGATATAAAGTTCGTAACTTTAATCGCTTGATGCATGTTTATGTTTGTTTCAAAGAAGTTATATAAATTTTTGAATTGTTCATTCTCCACCACCGCCACCTTCGAGGTGTTACTTGTAGTGGTGTTATTCTTATTACTGTTATTCTTAAGACTGTTATTCTTAAGACTGTTATTCTTAGTCCCTACGTTTTGTTCCGATACAATTTGTTTGCCTACGTTTTGTTCCGGTACGATTTGTTCCGGTACATTTTGACCCGATAACACTTTCTTATCGGTATCATTTGTTACAGTAACGTTTTGACCCGATACGGATTGATGATTTATTGTGTATACATTATTACTAAATCCATTAGTAGTTCTATGTCTTTTAATTGTTAAGTAACCAGCATCTTCTAATTGTTTTCTATATTTCTTAAATCGTTTTTCGCTTATATTTAACTGGCCACATATTAGTTCAACACTTGGGTATGCTGATTCTGATGATCCAGCATAAGAAGAAAGAAATGCATAAAGTCCCTTCGCTTCAATATCAATACTTTTATCAGTCATTACGTTTTTAAAAACCAACCCATAACCGCTTATATCTGATTTGATAATATTTTTATTATTCATCTTGAACACTCCATAATCTCTTTCTATTTTCGGTACATATATCTTCAAATAGTTCTTCTAACGTTTTGTACCTATGACCAAATATGTTAGTTACTAAGCCGGTACGTGCATTTCCAAAATCAGAAATACAAACTTCCCAATCATCTCTATTCATCCATATAAACGTGTAATATGGACCCTGGACCTTATACCATTGAATGTTGAAAGCATGATTTTCTTTGAAACCATGCTTTTCAATTAGTTGTAAGTCTGTATTTTTAACGATTGGCATATGCGTCACCTCTTAGATCAGCTTCAATTTGATAAACAACTTCACTCTGTAACTGCCATGTTTCAATAAATCTGATAGCATCTTTATATTTGCCACGTGGTATACTTTGATAGTTTGGTACGCTAAATGCTGTATAAAGACTTCTGTAAAGGGCTGAATATACCTTTCTACTTATCTTGCTGATAGGTATGCCATTAAATTGGTTTTTCATTACTTCAGTAGCTTTACGTTTAATTGTTTGATGAATATGTTTTGATTCACCTGGAAAGACTGGTATTGATGTTTCTATTGCTTCAACACGTTCAACTAATTCATTGTTACCTTGTGCAATTAGTTGAATTTGTTCCTGTGTTGTTAATGGTTTTGTCTGATAGACACCTGTCCTTCTCAGTGTAGGAAGCACATCGTCAAAAACCCATTCTTCAAATTGATTAGCTGATTCTAATTTTGAATTGCTGATCAATCTATATAAATTACCTTCACTGATATACTTCTTTTCTTGTTTTCTGCCTAATGTATCGATGACGTCGTGAAACACGACCCCATGTTCTTTTACGTGACGTTTGATGGCATCACGTGGATTTGAATATCCTAATTTAAGTGCTACATCTGTTGCTGGGAAAAATACTTTTCCATCTTTCTCTAAAACTTGTAATGATCCGAATTGTTCATTATCAAATATTTTTAATTCGCTCATGCTATCGCTCCTTTATTTGTTATAATTTTCTTAATCTTATTAAGAAAGGTGGTGAATAATATGAAAATGTCAGACTCACAGTTTCAAAAGTTATTCAAAGAAATTACAGACAAAAACTTCAAAATGGCTATTAAGGAAATTGAAGAAAATTTTGATGTATTAATTAATTCTGAAGTTGCTAAGTCATTAAATCTAAGCAAAGAGCAAAAACAATTCTTTTTACATTTAACTTTAGTGTCTGCAAAAACAACTAATGAAACTGCAGCTTATTCAGCTTTGCAAATACTTGAAAAACTTACTAATCAAGCTGATACAAATTAAATCTATCTGATTTAATTAACTTTTCGACAAAAGATTGATCTACTGAAATTTTGTTGACTATTTCATTTTCTTTAGCAGCTCTCTTAATCTCTTCCGCCAAGAGGTAGATTAAGAGGGCTATTTTTAGATATTTAATCATTTATTTTCACCGCCCTTCGTGATACAATATATGTATCAAATATTTTTAATTCGCTCATGCCGCTTCTATTTCTATAGATGCGGCTTTTTATTTGATGTAATACTCGATATAAAACTTATCTGTTTCTTCACAAAAATAAGAATCAACATAGATCAACTTGTTATTTGATTTACATTTAATGACCTCTGCCATCCAAATGCCTTTCTCATACCAGTCAAATACATCTTTCTGTAGTTTCTTCTCAGGCTTAATTAATTTGATGATTTCTTTTAGCACGTTTCTTTCCCACCTCGTAATTTGCATACAAACTTAAGTTACTGATACCAGCAACGATACATGCTAAAAATGTTGTGCTTCCTTCATCCATTTGTGTAAAAGATGAATATATTAACGCAAATGATAGTGACGATAATGTAATTACTATTCCTACAATAATCGTTATAATTAATCTCATTGTTCATTCTCCTTTTTAAATATTGCTTCCAAGTCTCCCGTCTTAAAAACCATATTCTTTCATAATTGCTATACATATTTTTTCAGCCTCTTTAGTAAGCCACCAAGACTTCCGTTTAGATTTTGAAATCTCAATGGCTTTCATTCGAGGATCATTTGCTATTTTTTCATAAAAGAAATCTTTGCTTATACAAAGGCGTTCCTGGATTTCCTTTGCATCAATTGTCCAATCTCCTCTAGGCAATCACCACACCTCCAAATACCAAAACGTTCAAATTATTGAACTTTAGGTTTAAAAAAATATTGATGTATTTCACGCTTTGGTATAGATAATAGTTCAATTGCTTTGAACATATCAGCATCTCGCCAACTTACTTTATTGTTTAACTTTAATGATAGGCTACGTTCAGACATCTTCATAGCAACTGCAAAATTAAATTGTGTACCATACTTCTCAACTATACGACCATTTAACATAGAATAATCAAACTCCAAAACTACACCTCCATTCGTTCAAATATTTGAACTACATTCATAGTACACAATAATTTAAATCAAGTCAATTAAAATAGTTAAAAATTTTGAACATTGTTATTGAACTTTTATTCAAGACGTTGTATCATAAATTATATGATACTTCAGGAGGAAAATAATATGACATTAACATCTGAAAGATTAAAAGAAATTATGAGAGAGCGTAATTTAAAACAGATAGATATTTTAAATAAAAGTGAAAAATATCAAAAATCGCTTGGAATTAAAATGTCTAAAAGTCATCTTTCTCAATATGTTAACGGTAAATCTTCACCAGATCAGCACAAGTTATTTTTGTTAAGTAAAACATTAGGTGTATCAGAAGCTTGGTTAATGGGTTATGATGTTCCGAAACATAATAATCAAAATGATACAACGGATAAGACAAATGAAAATAGATCTACTAAGTCAAATATAGAAACTATTGCTGCACATATTGATGATGATGTTACTGAAGAACAAATGAAAGATATTATAAAATATATTGAGTTCATTAAATCTAATAAATTTTAATAAGCGATTAGCGTAAGGGGGTTGATAACAATCAATGCTTATGAAAATTTATGCAGATTAGCACCGAAATGCAGAATAATAGAGAGAGATGACATGCCATATGGTTTATCTGGTCTATATTTAGGAAATCCAAATGTAATTTTGATAAAGAAAAAACTACCCTATAAAAAAAGTGTAGAGGTATTATCAGAAGAGATAGGTCATTATTTTACTAGTGCTGGTGATATTACTGATTATAAGAAGAATGCAAAACAAGAGGCCCAGGCAAGAAGAAAAGGATATGAACTTATAGTAAATTTCGATTCATTAATAGAAGCTTGGAAGTTTGGAATACATAATTTATATGGAATGGCTGAATACTTTGAAGTTAGTCAAGATTTTATTATGAAATCTATTGACCATTTAAAACAAAAATATGGTTTAGTTGTTATGCATAACAATTATCGAATTTTACTAGATCCACTCAATATCACTCAGTTCCATGAGGTATATTAATTGAATTTTACTAACCAATTATAATCGACTAACGAATTATTCCAAAGTCATTATTATAAAAAATACAAAGGGGAAATTATTTTATGGCAAAAAAAGAGGAAGTTTATTATGATGCACAAGGAAATCCGGTTGTTTTTAAAAAGAAAAAAAATCCATTTTTATTCGGTTGTTTAGGATTAGTTTTATTGATGTTTTTAATTGGCGCTTGTTCTGCTATATTTTTGCCTACTAGTAATGAACTCACCGAAGAAGATAAAGAAGTAGTAGAGGATATTGTTCCTTCAGAGGATGACACTACTGAAAGTGATGATACAACTGCTGATGAAGATACTGCTTTTGAGGAAGATGGAGCTAACGAAGAAGATATGACAGTTGAAGAAGATATAACTACTGAAGAAATTACAGCTAAAGATTCAAATTCAGAAAAAATATCTACAAAAGATGATACTAATATAACTAGAGAACACGTTGCGGCATTAGCTGCTGCTCAAAACTATATAGATATAATGCCATTTTCAAAAGCTGGATTATATGATCAGTTAACTTCCGATGCAGGTAATGCTTTTCCACCAGAAGCAGCTCAATACGCAATTGATAATGTAGAAGCAGATTTTAAAGAGGAAGCTGTAGAAGCTGCAAATAGTTATAATGAAACATTACCAATGTCTGATCAAGAATTACTGCAACAACTAACATCCGAAGCAGGAAGTAAGTTCACGCAAGAAGAAGCTCAATACGCTTTACAACATATGGATAAATAACTATTTAAAAAGGCATAATGCCTTTTTATTTCATCTAATAACGGAACGTATGTTCTAAAGGAGGATAAAATGAAACATATTACAAAATGGGAAATAGAAGAATTTAGCTCACCGAGTCTTTATTTACATACAGATGAAAAAACTATCTCTTTAGTTAAACCACACAACAACGGAACATTTGATGTGATGGCATCATTAGAATACGAATACAAAGATAATGGAACATTAATTATCAATTCAAGTGATGTTTACCTCTGGAAGTTAGATGCTGATATTGAGAGAGAAGTCCTGACGTTGGATTTAAAAAATCCTGAATTGAATAAATTATGGAAATAGAAAACACATAGCATTTTAGCTATGTGCTGTGGAGGAATATATGTTTAAAAATCCTAAGAATTCAAGTAATTCGAAAACAAAAAATAATCATAGAAATTTACCACCGGGTAAAGACCCATTAAATGAAAATATCGAAAAAAGACATGATCCATACAGAGACTATAACAATCAACGTAATAGGAATCACGAATTAAAACAACCAGATAAAGATGACTTTCAATTTTTATTTGGTGATGGAGATTGATTTTCATTTAATCTTGTTACCTTTAATATCATATCGTTTTTGCTTGAATAATAAGTAAGCGTTGAATCAATCCTGTCACTAACACCTGGTTTTTCTTTTTTTAAGTTTACTGATTCTATTAATACATTTACATTATTTTCTTTGTCTATCTCGTAATTTTTCAATAAACCTTTTTCAATAAGTGTATGGTCTTCATTAGATTTAAACAATTCAACATAGTTAATAAATTTATTATTATCTAGGACTGTATCTATCAACAGTTCATCAACAATTTTAGACTTACCTAAAACATTACGATCATAATTTGTAGATTTTCTAAACATTTTTATTGATAGTGGATATATAAAATTATTTAGAAACCATACTAAAATTATCGTCCAAAAAAGGGAAATTAATATCGAGAAAATATTAATATTTTTAAAAAGTTTAGTTAAATTATACTCATGATTATAAATGCTAAAAATTAATACAAATAATAACATTGTAATTACACTAAACATTGAAAGATATAATTTTTTAGTTTCTTCATTTTCATTACCTAAAAGGGATAATCTGCTTAAATTAATATATGTGTACAATCCCATTATACCAGAAGATAGTAAGAATATTAAAATTGACAATACACACACTCCCAT